ATTCTGTCTTCCAACATAACCATTAATCTTTTTAACCGTACCTGGCTGAATCAACTGGTCAACAGTTGCCTGTAAAAATTTCTTGTTTGCATCTGTTCTAAAATATCTTGGTAATAGATCAGAACTAGATGTTTTTGAGCCTGTTGGGTTAGTTTTGTCCGCCATTGTTTACTCCGTAACTAGAACTTGTTATACTTTGCTGAGATGTTGTAGTTGATTCGATTGTTGTGCCTGCTACCGATTTAATTGCAGAGCTAGTAATTCCAGAAATGATTTCAATATCATCTACAGTTGCTCCGTTGACAAACAATTCATCGCTTGCAGATTTAATTTCAAATAAACTACCAAAGCCTAATCCGCTTTGTCTTGGAACAATTACAAAGCTAGAAATATCTGGTGCAAGTTGGGTCATTACATAAGCCGAAAGCTCTGTAAAATAGAATGTGTCTCCAAATTCCCAATTTTCTAAAGCAAAAAATTCTTCCATAGCTGCAATGATTCGTGTTTTAATGTCATTGTCAGATACTACCTTGCTTGAATTTTTTATAACTTTAAAACTTGCCTGAACATCAGGTGTTGCTGTTTGTCCAAACAAGACTTTATAGTTTGCAGGATGATAAATTATTTCATCGCTGATGGTTTTAATTAAATTTAAATTTGTTGAAACTAAATCATACAATTCATTAGAGCTTGGCGGTAAAGGCTTAGATGTGATTGCACCAGACAACCATTGTCTAAATCTTAAATCATAATTTTTAGTCAGCAAATAAATGTCAATAATGTTGCTGGCACCTGGATCAATTCTGCTGTCATAATCGGCGTTGTGAATATATTGAAACTTTAGATTGTCTCTTCCAATGTACACTTTGTAATCAAGCGACGGTACATAAGGATTAGCTAATTTTTCATTGTATTTTACAACTGTATCTGTATCAACAAAATAAAAATACTGTCCAGTAACTTTTTCGTTTATTGAAACATAAGTTTTGCTAGCCTTAATCAAAACTGTATTTGAAGAATTATCAAAATATCTATAATCTTCTTGACCTTGACTAATGCTGTATTTTTCTTCTACAATGTATTTTTTCTGTAGAATAGATGAGTTTGTTTCTCCTACTATTGGAGGATCAACAATATCTAAAAATAATTCTGGATTGTCTACTACACCGTTGTCATCGGAATCAGCAAAAGAAACAATTAATTTTTTATTATCAACATAACCGTCAATGCCGGTATACTCTTTTACAATGTCCCAAGGCAAATCATATGTATATGCAGAAGTAGAGTCGGGTGTTGTATTAATGCTTAAAACATTAATTAAATCTTTAACTACTGCATTCATTTTACTGTCATAAATTTTATTTGAAGTTTCAAAGAAGAATCTTGTTTTCTTATCGCTTTCAAATACATAACGCTGACATCTTGTTGTTATTGTATAAAATTCATTATCTGTAGTAAACAATAATAACCAACTTGCATCTTGTCTTAGATTGGTTTTATCGCCTTGTTTTCCTAAACTAAAAACATTTTTAGTATCAAGGTTCAACTCAAATATAATTTTCCATTGTTGATTAACTGCATCGTATCTTAATCCAAACGGCTTATTAGAAAAGATTAAATCTATCATTGTTGCAATCGTATCGGCATCTATTACAGTTCTCCATTTAGGAATAATCTGAGATACCGCAGGATACACTCCTGTGTTACTATCAAGTGATGGAATGTTTCTGTTTAAGGTGATTGCTCCAAAACCTGTTGAAAGTTCTCCTTTACCAGCAGCTGTGCCGTCGTCAACAACATTTACTACTTCTGCCCATAAAGAATTAACTGCACCTTGAGTGCTTGCAGGGCCATATTTTAAACTATTGTTGTCTGTTGTATCAAAATACCAACCAGACGGCGCTGTGAATTTAATTAATGATCCTGGCTTAACATATTTTAAATCTGTCGAAGTGTAGCTACCTACTTTGTAAATTACATTTCCGCCTGCAGCAGCCAAGTAACCAGTCGATAATCCAGTATCGCTTGTCACATTGCGCCAAACTGTATCTAACCCTTCAACAAAATTTAAGAACTTTTCATAATAAAAATTTCTTAAATCAATATTTTTTAAAATATCAAAAACATCATTGTAAATTACACCTTCAATGTCTGTTTTATTTTTATAAGAAAATCTAAATTCACTAGTGAAATTTTCTTTGTATAGTATTCCGTCGTCTGCAAATAAAATTGTTGAGCTATATTTTCCAGTAGGATCTGACAAATCAAAATATCTGCTTATACCTGAACTTGTTCGGTTAATTGCTTTAATTTTTGCAATTTGTGTACTAGCTGATAGTGGACTAATATTATAGTCTTCGCCAGTAATCATTCTATTTTGTGTATAATATGTTTGCGGAGCATTAGCTTTAATGTCTTCGCTTGTTTCAGCCGCTGAAGCATTTGATACGGTGCTAGATAGACTTAAAGAAATGGTCAAAACTTCTTGTTGATTAGCTGCAGACACATATGGAAAATTAATACTAACGTTTCTTATATCTTGAGTATTAATAGTATATGCTAGTCCGTTACTAACACGGTAGTACGCTCTAAATGTTCCTAGTGGCAAGTCGCCAAACGTTCCGTCACTAAATTGTAAACTTATTGAATCCTCTGTTCTAGTAATTACTGAATAAATTGTTCTTATGTTCTTGTTTACGCTATTATAGATAATATTATTTGCTTCAAAATTTGAAACACTTGTCCATAATACAGACTCTTTACCGTCTGTGTCTAATTGATATAACCAAACATCGTCGTTATTAATGTTCTGACTTTCAATGTCTATAGATTGATTTGAACTAGGCTGATTAATTGTAAATGTGCCAGTGTTTAGTGTTCCTTGAACAAATCTAAGAAAGAATCCTGAGCCTGGACTCCCCGAACCTTTGCCATCATCCTTGTAGATACAGCTTAATGGGTTGCCTTCCTTAGGAGTATCTTCGTAAATATAAGATCTTCCTTTAAACGTAGTGCTTACTACTTCGAAGTCCATGCTTCGGCCGGCTACAGTTTTATTAAATCCGTAAACTGGTAGTCCTGTTGTACTTGACTGGAAAATATATTGTTCTGTAGGAATTCCGTAAATTGTGTCGCTGGCGGCTGGATTACCAAATTGTTGTGTTTTTGGGAAAGCAGAGTTTAAAACTTTAATAAATTGATCATACCAGTTGGCATTACTAGCATCATTCCAGTTAATAACTTGTCCTGATAAGTTTCTGCCGTTACTATCAACTACATTTTCTGTAGTGCTGACGCTGGTAAATTTTAATAAACCGCTGGCTGCAACGTTTCTTTTAGCATTGTAAGATAATAATCTTGCTAAACGTAATACACTTTCTCGACGTTCTGCTAATTCTAAAAAATTATCACGAGCATTTAAATCAACACGGAAAGCTATGCTTTGTCCTAAGAACGCAATTAAATCAATTAGGGCAAGGTATTCGCTAGATTCAATATAATCGTTGTAGTCTTCTGGATAATTTTGACGGATATAATCAATCATTGTTCTGCGTAAATTTTCAAAATCGTAGCTTTGAAAATCCGCATTTTTAAAGGATTGATATATTTTTTTCCAGTCTTCTGAAATTAAAAGTTTGTTTTGTCTAGCAGTAACCGTCATGATTTATCCTAATATTAATATTTATCGATAAAAATTATGTGCGTACTTTATCCTAGCAATAAGCCGTTTGCCTGATCAAATCTTAATTGCATAGTTTGGCTTACGTTATAAGGCAAGTATGTAAGGACACATTCTATTTGTATTCCTGTGTTGTATTGACTAACAGAAACTTCGCTTGCACTTATTCTAGGATCGTAGTTAATAATAGTGTTTACGTTCTGAACAATTAAATCTTTTAACTGTTCTGTTAAAGGCTCAAATAACAAGTCCCAGATAATAGTTCCAAACTCTGGGTTCATCAGACGCTCGCCTTGCCTTGTATGAAAATGATTCAATAAATCTTGTTGTATTAATTGAAAATCATACAAAGCAAAGTTTTCAGTATCTGAATTTACAGTACTAAACCCTTTATATGTTTTAGGTGCAATTAAATCATTACGCTGATTAGGCGTTAATGTTATTTTGTCGTAAAGTTTTGCGTTTGTGCTCATGTTGTACCTTCCTCACCTGCTGGGAGTATTTTTTCAAATGTATCAGTTTTAGTAGAATATTCTTTGTATGCTTTTGGAGTTGCAATTGACTTTACAGACTCCCTGTCGGTATTAGCAAAAGATTTTGGATCTAAGTTTTCATGATGCGGCCATGGCTCGTGCTGTGGTACACGCATCATAATAGTTTCTAAATCTTGTATTCCTTCCTTGTTTGGAACTGTACAAACATCTAATAAAATTGTTTTTTCCGCTTTTTTAGAACTGTTCATGTATATTTTTCCAGCGGTTTCTCTGTGTGTAGTTCCGCTATTAATGTGTGAATCAGTTCCACTTGTAATTTTTGTGCTTGTGCCAGCTAGTGTTTCAACATCTGTGCCGGCTTCCATGTGAACTTTTTGTTTAGCTTTTAA